GATCCAGCAACGGGGACAACAACTCCAGTTATATCCCACTCTTCAGTATTAGCTACAGCAGCTGTAGTAAGTCCACCAGCTGCAATTGCTGATGTTTGAGATCCTGCCCCTGATAAAGAATATCTTGATGTAGACATTGTTGCTGGTGATGTTGTCCAACTTGTACCATTCCATAATTCTGTAGCTCCTGTAATAGAAGGTGTTGCTCCTCCAAAAGCTAAAGATGAAGTTTGAGTACCTGCTCCTGCCAAAGCTGCTCTTGCTGTGTTTAAACTATTAACTGTTGTCCATGCCGAACCATTCCAAGATTCTGTTATTCCTGAAAAAGCATTTGGAGGAGTTTGTCCACCAAAAATAAGTCCTGCTGTTTGTATACCAGATGCAGCTAAAACACCTCTTGCTGTATTTACGTTTGTTCCAGCTGTCCATGTTGATCCATTCCAAGATTCAACGGTAGCTGTTCTAACAGTAGTATTACCAGTAGCAGCTAACGCTGCAGTTTGTATTCCTATTCCTCCAATACCAGCTCTTGCTGTACTCATACTTGGAGTAGTAGTCCAACTTGTACCATTCCAAGATTCTGAAGCTGCAGATCTTACTGTTGTTTCTCCACCAAAAGCTAATGTAGCTGTTTGTGTTCCACTTTGTGCAGATCCTACTGCATTTCTTGTATCATTCATTCCACTTACTGGTGTCCAAGATATTCCATTATAAGATTCTGTTGAATTAGTATTTCCAGGTACTTCTCCTCCAAAAGCTAATGCTGCAGTTTGTGTACCTGCTCCTCTTAATAAATATCTAGCTGTATTTAAATTACCACCAGCTGACCAAACACCATAACCACCCAAAGCAGTCTTAAACGTGCCACTAGTTGAGTTATACCAGATTTGTCCTTCGGCGTCCGTGGATGTTGGGTCGGAAGCGTAGTTCTGTACGTATTTACCAAAAAGTTCTTTATATGTTGTCATTATGATACCGTTATTGTTTTAGTTGCTATAATTGGATAAGTCCATTGTTGAACTGCTGCTGTATAACCAGGTGTACCATTATATCCAGCTATATTTAATCCTGTACTATTATCTGTTGCAAATTTAGTGGTTCCTCCAAGTAAAGATTCATTTAATAAACTTGGAGCAGCTGTCCATGTTGAACCGTTCCATGTATTTGAAGTTGTATAATAAGTGGGTGGATTATAACCACCAGAAGCAACTCCTGATGTTTGAGATCCGAATGAATTAAGTCCTTGTGCACCAGTAGGATAACTTGCTGGAGAATTTGTCCAACTTGTGCCATTATAATTTTGAGTTGTACTTACTCTAGTTCCTGGAGAAGTAATACCTCCAACACTAACACAAGCAGTTTGAGTTCCAAAAATAGAAGGTTGTTGTAATGCTGACGTTAAATTAGGACCATTTGTCCAAGAGCTTCCATTAAATAATTCTGTATTAGCATAATAAGTTGGACCATTTTTTCCACCTGCCATAAGTGCTGCTGTAGAAACTCCTGTTCCTTGTACACTATCTCTTTGAGTATTAACATTTCCTTGAGTAGTCCAAGATGAACCATTCCAACTTTCACTACTATTTACTAAAGCAATTGGTGTTGGAGTTCCTCTATCTCCTGTTGCTTGCCATGCAGCTGTTTGCGATCCACCACTTGCAAAAGCCCATCTTCCTATATTAGAAGGTGTAACTGAAGTCCAAGCAGTTCCATTAAAAGTAATTGTATTTGTTGTTCCTAATCCAGCAGGTGCAGGGCCACCGTTTGAATCTCCACCAAAAGCTAAAGCTGCAGAAGTTATTCCAGCTCCTCCCATATCTCCAGCAGAATAAGGTAAAGTAGCAGCACTTGTCCAAACACCAGTTCCTGTATTTAAATAACCTTTTAATGTTCCACTAGAACTATTATACCAAATCTGACCAACCTCTGGATTCGATGGGTCTGAAGATAGGGACTGGATTGCAGTTCCACGTAGTTCTTTAAAGGTTGTCATTTCAAACCTCCTTAATTATTTTGGAGCAGCCAGCCCTGAGTTGTATCTACGTATATTAAAGTGAAACCAGCTCTTTCTGTTGCTACCGTTAAATCTGCAGCTGTTCCTTGAATATTTTTTCCGTTTCTTGCAACGGTTAAATTATTGGTATCAAAAGTTCCAGCGTAATCAATAAAAGAAATAAAATCTCCTAATACAGGAGAACCTGGAAGAGTTGCTGTAATAGCACCAGCAGAAGTATTAACAAAATAACCTTCTCCTACGTTTGCGTTAAAATTTCCTGTTTGAACTGCTTGCCAAGATGCTCCGCCTGCTGCTGGATCTGTAAAAGATGCTGTAGTTCCATCGGTAGATAAAACTTGTCCAGCAGTACCCATAGTGATTCCACCAAAAGAACCATTATCATTAAATTGAATTTGTTTATCCGATCCACCTGGAGGTGATGCTAATGCAATATCAATAATATTTGTACCGTTTGAATAAACAAATTTTTGTCCTTTATCTGCAGCTGCAAAAGTAACTCCTGTTCCAGAAACTGTTTTTACCTGTACTGTAAAAGAACCAGTAGTTCCGTTTTCAAGAACATAAATTTTTTCAATTGAATCTGGAATCGTTACAATTTGATTTCCTGTAATAGTACCAGTAAATTTTATAATTGCATTTCTACCATTAGACAAGAGACCATCTGTTATTGCAAGCGCTGTAGTTTGTGCTCCACCAGCAATAGATACTTCTTGATATCCTGCAAAGCCTTGTTGTATTAATTCTAAATTGGTATTTGTTTTGTCTCCCCATGTCCCAGAGTTTTCCCCTGTGGCCATTAATTCTAAACCTAAATCTGTATATGTAGATGCCATTTTATTATATCCTTATTAATAGTAATATTATAGTTTCATTACGCAGCAATATCAACCTCAGTCCAAACTACATCTAGTCCAGTATTGACTTCAGCCCACGCTGTAACTTTACTAGTTCCTTGTGTTATAGACATAACATTTCCAGTTACTATTACGTCTGAATTTGCTTGAATGGTGGTAGAACCTATATTTAAAGTAGCTGTTGTTCCAGTAGCTTCAGCTGTGGAAACAGCATCTACATCACCAATACCTGTGGTTAAATTTTGGCCTGTGGCTAGTACACTAGCATCTGCCTGTGTATTTTCATTACCAACATATATATTTAATTCTTGTCCTGTTATATCTACTAGAGTATTCAAATCTACAGAAACACTAGAAATACTAGTAGACAAATTTAAAGAAGAGGTGGTCACAGAAGCATCAGCCTGTGTGGTCACTCCTTGTATATCTATTTGAGCATCGATTCCAGAAGGAAAAGCATCTACCGTAATAATTTCACTTATTTGTCCAGTAGATAATGTTAAATCATGTTCAGCTACATTAACAAATATATTACCATTTGCTTGAATGTCTACAGTTCCAATTCCAATGGAAGCGGATACACCATCAATTTTTAAACCTTCTGCTTCACCAGAAGAAGTTTGTAAACTGTTTCCTGAAATAGAAACTTCTACATCTGTAAAGGCTGCTTCGTTTCCAATTGTTAAAGTTAATGAAATTCCTGTTACATTAACATTTGCGTCTCCTGTAATGGAAACAGAATTAATATTTGTTGTAACAACTTCGCCTGTTATATTTACATTTGCATTAGCTGCAACAGTTACTGAATTGATATTTGTTGTAAGTGATTGGCCTGTTACATTGATTTGTTGACCAATAGCAACTGTAGTAGAACCTACATTAGTAGAAGCGGTTATACCGCTAACCGTTACTGGAAGAGCTTCGTTCCAAGAACCTTGGCTCCAGGTACCTCGTCCCCAACCAGTAACGTTAGCCATTTAAAGCCCCTTAACTAATTCGTAAGATGGCAGCTGTACTTGTATATGCTGGGAATTGAACCGTGAATGTACCTGCTGTTGCAGTTTTATCTCCACCAAAATCCAAAACACATACAGCAGCGTTAGCATTACTAGTATTATAAATTAATGCGCCTCTTGCAGTTAATGTTACACCTGTAAACGATAAATTACTAAAATTAGTGATTGCTGTATTTACAGAAAGTGAGGTTCCAGTATTTACTAATGCTTTTCCTCCAGCTGTATATCCTGCTGGTGAACTAGATTGTCCTCCTGTTGTATAGGAAGTAGTAGATTTTCCAAGAACCGCTGTACTTGTATATAAAGCTAATTTAAATTTATTGCCACCTGATCCTGCCGAATCAAAATCATGTTCTGCTTGCAATAATTCTTGTTTAAAAGAATTACAGATTGCGTTTGTTGTTATAGCCATTTTTTATTCTCCTTATTAATTTTTAAGATGGTGATGGTGAATCTATTTTAATTCTAGGAACTCCATCAATAAAATCATCTCTACGTCTTCTGCCCATTTGTTGTAAAGCAAAAGCTTGTATTTCTTCATTATACTTGTCTGAATATAGTTTGTACATATCTAAAGGTCCTTTTAGATAAGAAAAAGCTTCAGCTAAAACACCATATAATAAAATAGATTGCTGATGTTGTGATAAATAAGTATTATTACTTGCTGTAAAATGAGGGGGATCAATTATATAATTGATTTGTACTTGATAAGTAGAAGCTGGAATAGGAGCTACAACAGCAGTAAATTCATCCCACATAGCGTAGGATACAGGAACTCCACTAGCTCCAGACTCATTATATTCAGTAATATAAGTTTGGTCTCTTTTTTCTAAAAAATTTCTATTTCCACTAATAATTGTTTCCATACTTCTCATTAATACAAAGTCAGAAGGCATCGTCAAATATCGTTGTCCAGCAATAAAATTAGAAGTAGAATATTTTCTTAAATCATCATAATCTACTTTTCCAGCAACATTTAATTCTACATTGGTTAAAAACTGATCAATGAGAGTATCGGTTAATACCGTATCTCCCACTTCTGTGTAGTTTCTTATTTGTGTTAAAAATTGTGTATATGTTATAGCCATTATGATATTGTTATTTTTATTGTTCCTGTTTCTATTATAGCCTGTCTTCTAGTGTTTTGAATAGACCCGTTATCAGGAATCATTCCTGATGAATTAAAAGCAAAATCTCCTGGAAGCTCTAAACTAACGGTACACATGCCCTCTCCTCCAGAATCAGCTTGTACATTATTAACAATTTCTGGTTGTTGGAAATCTTGTGATCTTACATTAGCTAAAGCAACTGCATCTGCTTTATGATAAGGAGGATCTAATTGTGGATGTTTGGGTTCATATTCAGAAATATGTACCCACGAACCTTGCCATTCTTTTACCATTTCTGTGTAAGGAAAAGCCGCTCCAGAACGATCGGATATAGATAAAGATCTTTTTCCTCTTGCTTGATTTCCCATAATTAACCTGCTGGATAATAATTTTGAGGTGAAATATAAGATGAAGTTCTTTGACCGTCTTCTTCTAAGGCTCTCATCATTTCATCTTCATATAATTGTTTTAATAATTGAATTCTATCAGGAGCTATTTTTTGTGATAAGTAATAAGCAAGTCCTGCGCACATAGCTGGCATAAATCTGTAAACAATATCAGCAGTGTTAGTATACGCTCCCGCATCTTCAATTCTTCCAATGTAATAATATTTTAAATAAGTATAAGTAGTAGCATCAGGAGCCTGATATAAATAAACTTGTGGTGTTGTTTCTCTAGAAATATAATATTGTGAAGGTTGTCCAGTAGAGCCTTTATTGGGTAATGCAGCGTATGCAGACCTGTCTATTTTTGTTAATGAAACATCTTGAGTTGATGAGGTAACACCTGAAGTAGTAGATATATAAGCTTCTAATACATCATTACAATCACTAGGAGCAGCATATTGAAAAGTACCAGCTGTTAAAGCTTGTGTTTGTAAAGTTACTTTCCATAAATGAACACCTCTGTTCCCCCAGTCAGAAAATAATAAATTTAATGATCTTCTAGCTGAACGTAAATCGTGACCAGAGTTAGTTCTTATACCACAACGCTCATAGGCTTCTTCTATAATGTCATCTATGGTTAAATTAAATGATGTAGTTCCAGAAGTTGCCATAAATCATGACCTACTTCTTTTTAGATTTTTTAGAATCTTTTTTTGAACCTACTTTTCCAGTAAGTTTGTAATTCTTTTTTCCGCCGCCCATTGGATAGACCATATTAAAATACTCCTTTAAAGTTAGTTCCTCTTATTGCACTTCCAGCACCTCGTGTTCTTACTTCAGAACCCATTGATGCTTTCATCATTTTACCTTTTTTAGCTTTCGCTGTCTGCTCTCCAGTTGTAACATCTGACTTAGATTTTTTGTCATAATATTTAGAAACTACAGCTGGAAGTATTCCTAAATTTTTAGCAAAACTCCTTGCTCCTTTAGATCTTTCTAATAAATCTGCTCCTATACCTAAAAGACCAAATCCTTTTGAAGCTTTAATTACTTTTCTCATACTATTTTAATCCTTTTACGATTATACAACTTCTTAGATTGTACCACCTTAGACTTATAACGTCTATCACTTAACTTTTTTGCTATTGGGTTTGATTTTTTTGCCATGTGTACGTTTAATAACCTTCTTATATTTACTCTTCCATTCAGAACCTAACCCTGGTTCTAATTGTCTGGCCATTTGTGATCTAGATATTACCATGGTGTATATTTAGTTTTATCCTCTTCTTTAATAGCTCGAAGGGACATATTTCGGTTCTCGCCTGAGTTCCATGAGACATGTACCCAGCCGCTATCGGGCTCACCATCTCGATAAAATTCGAGAATTAATTGATCGTATTCTAAATTATCTTTGACCCATTGCGCTAGGACTTTATTATCAACGCCTACTACTTCTATATCGGCCGCCTTACCTTCGGTATGCTGAGAAGTTATTTTAGATCCAATAGAAATACATAATTCTGCAGATCTATATCCTGAAGATATAATTACAGGTGCTTCAAAATGAGAACGAATAGGTTGTAATACATTTACACATAATGCTTTTAAATTATCTATATGAGCGGGAGAAGGATTGTTAGAAATTCCTTTTCTTTCCGCTGTTTGTGATTTAACTAATTCACTTAACTGGAAGTTTGCTGATAGTTTCATTAGTTTTAAGTTTATTACATTTACAATCTTTTAACAATAGACAGAAACCCACACAAACCCAATAAATACACCTCATATTTTTAATTTAGATAATTGTTTTGCAATAGTATCAAAATAGTTAGGATGTTTTTCTTCTTTAGTAGCACAACTAGTTAGTAGTAATGTGCAAAGAATAATAATCCAGATAACAGGTATACTGTGCGTTAGATTTATGTTCATTAATGTTCCTCAATCTTTTCTATTCTTTTAATTCCATGTTGATCCACATATACTTTTGCTTTAACTACAGAACATTGTACGTGTGAATTACCACTATCATTATTTCGCTCTATTTTTCTTTTAGTCTCTAAACATTCAGATAATGATTCTTTGTGAGAATATTCTATCATTGTGTCGTTTAAAAATAAGCATAAAGCTACAACCATTTCTATCATTAATGTTTACCAGTTCCATTTGCAAACTTAATATCTCGTGTAGCATCTTTTAAACGTTCTACATCTTTTTTTAATTTTTCAATTTCTTTATCAAATTGTTTTAACATCACACCTGTATGAATATTTTCTTCTAATAATTTAGCGTGTTTTTCTACTTGTTTTGTTAAATATTCTATTAACATAAACTGTTCCTGATCAATGGGTTTTTGTTTAGAAGCTTCTAATAAGTCTTGTTCAAATAATTTATTTTTGGTTTCTAATTGATTGAGTCTCTCAATAACACCAAAATAAGCCCATACTCCAATAGCTACTGCTACAACAATGGCTAATAAATTTCTAATAGGTAAAGCTATGTTTGTGTTTTCGTTTAATTTCATAGACTATCTGCATTTCCACCTTCTTCTAGCTTGTCGTAATCTTGAATTTGGGTCTTTAGCTGCGTTG